CAGTGTCAATTAAACTCTCACCGTCTGCTCCTTGTGGAGTACCCGGAAAGTTTTGTTTAACCTGGTCGTTAGATGCAACATTGTAAGCACCGGGATTAGCCACATATGCACTTGTTTGTCTGTTAATGGCTGCTTGTGTTGCTGGAGCAATTACTACAGGAGGGACTACAAAGGATGCAAATGTTCCGGAGAACACATTTCCGCTGCCAGTAGCAGGATGGCCACAGGTTGCCGCATCACCTTCTCTACATATTAGAATGCCGTTAGCATATACTGTACTACTAGATCCAGCCATTGTAGGGCTACTATGCGAACCACGACCGTGACCTGCTACTGCATCTCCTAGTCTTGCAATTGGTGAACCATTTACAAAAACATTAGAAGAACCTGCTGCGATTGTTCCGCCGGCAATATCGGCGCCTTGTCTCGATACTCCTGGCATATTAAAAATCCTTGGGAATATTCTGTTTGATCTTTGCTATATAGTTGCCAAGATCATTTAGTGCTTTGCTAACTTCTTTGTCCGACGGCTGTTTATCACGAAAACTCAGCAGTTTGCCTTCTTCAATTAGACTTCTATATGAGGTGATGAATTGCACTAATTCATAAGGCCCAATAATATGGATACCAGGGCCTTCGCCAAGCTCACGCAATTTTTGCTGATGACCTTCGATTTCCCCTAATGTACTAGCTAAGGTAGTTGTTTGGGCAGCAATTATGGCCAACGAATTCTTAATATCAGTTGAATTCGTTGCAATTGTTCCTAATGCTGTAGCAATATCGGCATAGTAACTACTGTAATCAATTGGGTCTCCTGCGGCCATAGATTAACCTTTGATAATACTACCAGCACTTACTGGCTGAATGCCTGTGGTCTGGAATACATACTGCTTGCCAACTTCCGGATCTGTTTCTGCCATGGTGATGATTGCACTTGAATTAAATGTCAACTTGGCATCCGGATGAACTGTCATCAGTACTGGAGACATTGCTGGTCCTTTCTGTGTCATGGCCAACATTAAAGGACGATCTAGAGTGATAGTTCCCATTGTGTCTTCCACAAATTTGCCCATGACTTCTTCTCCAGTAATCAATTTAACTGAGATGATATCACCTGCTGCAAATTTTTGTTTATTAAATAACATTTATATTTTCCTAATTAGTATCCGCTACCGTTGAAACCAGTTTCATCGATATATTTTCTTAATTCTGTAAAGCCACCAATTACATTACCATTGATGATAATTTGTGGTACTGTTCTAGCAGTTGGTACAGCTTCTAACAATTCTTCTCGAGTGTAACCGTCACCAATTTTACGTTCTTCAAATTTAACACCTTGCTGTGTCAACAATGCTTTTGCTTGATCACAATAAGGGCAATGGTACTTGCTCCAAACTATTACTTCCATGATGTGTCCTTTTAACTGTATTATATAGCCGGCAATTCAGCATAGTCAATATTTTCTCCCATGACGCCGATAACATAGTTTGTGCTTTCTGTTTCTTGTAGAGCACTTTGTTTCTTGCTGGTATCTGTGTGCTTGTTGAACCACGGAATTGGAGTTGATTTTGGTGCGGCCTGAAGATACTTGATACCAATATCTTTTAATGCGCCCACTGCGGTATAATCTACAAAATCTTTTAGGATGTTGGCATTGAGTCCAATAACAGGACCTAACTTGAACAAATAGGTGGCCCATTCTTTTTCTTCACGAATAACATCCATGTAAAGTTGATACACTTCTGCATGGCATTCTTCTCGAGCTTCGACAAATCGAGCATCCTCTTTGACCACTTGATTGATCATATAAGCAGTCCACCCTTTGTGTAAGAGTTCATCTTGCAAGATCAATTGAATGATGTTGCCATTACCCATAAAGATTTTATTCTCTACCATGGCCAAGCTGGTGGCAAAGCTAACCATAAAGCGGAACGCTTCTAGCGCATAGCTGGCATGTAGTGCCAACCAAACAGCCTTAACGTGTTCTTTCTCAGTAACCTCTTGTCCAAGTTCTTTACGGCAGTTAATAACGTGTAGCTTGTCATAGTAGTTGCCTACCGAACTGGCCATGTCTACAATTTCTCGAGTGTCATGGATGGTGTTGAACACATCCTTGGGTACATTGTAAATGTTACGAATAATATGGCTGTAACTCTTACTGTGAATATTTGTTTCAAAGAATCCCCAGTTGTACATAAGTGCTTCTACTTCAGGGAGACTACACACCGGAGTAAATACCTGTGTTGGTCCACGACCTTGCAAACTATCCAGTGCTGTTTGACGAAGTAGGTTGCTAGTGAAGATATGTTTGACAGCATCGCTGGCATCTTTAAAATCGTTCGAATCTTTAGTCAAACTAATCTCTTCTGGTTGCCAAAAGAATCCTCGGGCAGTTGAATCAAAGTCTGCAATCTTTTTATATTTTACTTCTTCAAAGCGTTGAATGGTCACTGGCCCTGCTGGATCCAGAAACATCTTGCGATTGAGATAGTCTGTTTTTGTGGTTAGGTTATATTGTTGTTTGCTCATAATTTACATGCCTCGCAGTCTTCGTCTTCGATTACTTCTCTTTCGTTATGGAACCCGTTGTAGTGTACTTCGGGAGTTGCTTCGGCCATTGCTTTGCTACCTGCCTTATTAATCAGGCTGTAGTAGAATGTTTTCAATCCCCACATGTGCGCCTGCATCAAATTTTTAGCAATCAATGTAGTAGGCACTTTACGATCTGCCCAGTGTGCTGGATTGTAGAATGTGTTAGTTGAAATTGATTGATCAACATAGGCAGCAAGAACTGCGGCTGTTTTCAAATAGCCATCACAGTCTTTCTGTTCCCACATCATTTGATATTTGTTTTTTAGTTTATGGTATTCAGGAACAACCTGTACAAATGATCCTGCCTTTGATTCTTTAACTGATATTAGGCTCATGGGCATTTCAATGCCATTGGTTGAGTTAATAACAACACTTGAACTTTCAACAGGGGCAATGGCCATCAATGTGGCATTACGCACACCGTACTGCTTCATATTACCACGTAGTGTTTCCCAATCAAGTTCAGGAGCGAAGTCTGCCAGTTCATTAACACCCTTGGCACGAAGTTCCCAGGGAAAGACGCCTTGTCCATATCTAGTTTTATGACTCTCTGTACACGGGCCACGTTCTTTGGCTAATTCAACTGTGGCTTCTGTTAAGTAGAACGCTTGGTGCTCCATCCAGGTTTTAACATCCTGTAGTGCATCTTTCTCGCCATACTTGAGTCCACGCTTGGCATGCCAGTAGGCAAGATTTGTAACACCAATACCTAGTGGTTGTATCTCGTCGTTACTAAGTTTACTCTGTATCGACAAGAAATCTTGATAGTCAAGAATGTTACACAGGCTACGCTGTAGAATCCTACAGGCTCTACGCATATCCTCTGGATTGCGGAACGATCCCCAGTTGATAGATCCCAGTGTACATAACGCTATGCGTCCACTATCGTCGTCTAATCGCTTAAATGAACGTGTGGGTAATAGGATCTCACAGCACAAGTTACTTTGATAAATCGTATGGTACTCAGGATCAAAAGGTCCTTGGTTCATGACATTATCAATGAATACGAGATATATTCGACCCGTGTCTGTGCGCTCTTTTAGTATACCACTCTTGAACACTTCTTCGGCGCTCATCGTTTTCTTACGGAGGCCTTTTTGTTTTTCGTACTTGACATAGAGTTCTTCAAACAACTCAGTGTCTTTGTAAAACGCTTCGTATAGGTCAGGTACTTCGTTGGGATCAAAGAAGGTTATGTCTTCTTTGTTTTTGAATCGTCTCCAGAAGAAGGCACTAAGCACAACCCCATAATCCATATGACGGACTCGGGTTTCTTCTGTTCCTTGGTTGTTCTTAAGAACAATAAGATCATCAAACTGATGATGCCAAATAGGATAAAAAACAGTAGCACTTGCATTACGAATACCTCCTTGACTGCAACTACGCAGGTCACCAAACCACTTCTTCAAGAAGGGTATCATACCTGTGTGCATAATCTCACCACCACGGATGGGACTGCCTAATGGACGTAGTCGTCCAATTTCTAAACCAATGCCTGCACGTTTGCTGGCATACTTGGCCATCATTTCACCTGAAGCAAAAATACTATCCAAGTCATCATCACTGCGAATAAGTACGCACGAACTGAATTGTTTAGTAGGGGTACCGAGACCAGCAAGGACAGGAGTAGCAAGAGTAAATAGACCATCGGAGGCTGCATTGTAGTATTCCTTGATATAACGCATACGTGATGCATTAGGTTCTTCTTTATGAAAAACAGTAGCGGCTGCAACCATATATCTAATTTGTGGAGTTTCGTATGTTTGTTTTGTACTACGATTTTTAACTAGATACTTTTCTATCAATTGCTCAATGGCAGCATATGAATATGTTTCATCCTTTTCATGATCCAACATGTCATTCATCTTGTTCCAGTCATCTTCTGTGTACCACACAAGTAGGTCTGGCGTGTACAGACCGGTGGCCACATTTGTCTTGACTATTTCATATAGACTAGGGGGAGTGTAGCTACCGTAAACATCTTTACGCAACATGCTAACTCGCTGTTTGCCTGCTACATACTGATAATTGGTATGACCAACGTCGGGATTGTTTTCAACGTCTATGAGATCCACAATGGCTCTTAGAGTGATTTCATCTACTTCTCTTGTGGTTATGCCGTCATAAAAATGTGGCTGTGCTTTGATCTCGATCATGCTTTGGCTAACATCTGCAATACCGCTACATACTTTTGCCACCTGTGCCTGCCATTTCTCAATGGTGAGTGGCTCTCGATCACCATTTCTTTTGATTACTGTTATTTCCATCTATGTCTCTACTTTATTTGATATTTATTGGTAATGCCGAACTGGACCACACGATGTCGGTTTTGATTTCTTGTAACACATTAAGATCATGAGCTATCCTTGGTTCGTAGTTTAACACAGCGTTATCTGCTACTAGAAAGAATTTTGAATCGTGATCTTTGGGGAGCATAGACTTATGTATCTCACAAACGGTATCCATAAACCGCTGTGTTAATTTAATAGTATACAGCATGCCGAGACAAATAGCAAGATCATCTAGCTTGCCGTCGATAACCAAATGCCAAGGGTCAGGCCAAGTGTTTGGTTGTTGGGGGTCTAAGAAAGGATTGACAAACGGAGCATGGCTCCAGAGTTCAGCAACATCACTTAATGGAGTGGCGCTGACTTCTAAACTATCTCTGAACTGCTTCCATTTAAATAATCTTTCGTTTCCGTAAAGATCAAACACCGTACGATATTGAATATGATATCGTTCCAGTTTGACCGGAAGACAGCGGATTTCGATATGACAACAACAGTGTTTCAATTCCACTGTCGCCATCGTTGTCTTTTAATTCTACATTAAAAACAAAATCTGTCATAAGAATCCCCTCTGGTGTAGATGAACTGGGTGATGAATACACGTAGTTGTCGGAGAATGTAAATTCGCCTACTGACTCAGTGACCATTACCACTATTTGTCCTGCTCGTGAATGATCGCCTAACTGTAAAACATAATCTATGTAGGTATATCTGTTGAATGCTGCAAATACTGACAGTGGTTTAAAACCGTCTGATAGATAGATTATTTCATAATTCATATCTATCAAACTGACCCTGGAGGCGTTTTCAACTTCTGTTATTGCAGGTCTAGTACTCACTGCGGTGAATCCTGCTGCTTGATGTCTGTTGCTGGTGCTGTCAATCACAGTATTGCCATTTTTCTCTCCAAACTTGACGATACTGGATGTTGGCGTGGCTGCGTTGTTGGTGTTGTTGCCGCAGTTGATGAATCTGGAACGTTGTATAACTGTGCCTGTACCATTGTCAGATATAAAGGCGTGTGCGGCAATTTCTTCAAACTCACAGTCAAAGACACGCCATAGGTTTCCTTGGCCGGGTACACCGTTAATCACTATTGCGGTGTTGCAGACAAAAAATCTACAGCCGTCAAATTTCACGCTGGTATCAAAACTTGGCGGAGCACTGGAATCTATGGTAATCTGATCAGATCTCACGGCCAACGGAGTTGATTGCCACACACAGTCTTTGAGCGTGATGTTGGTTACTTTAGTACCATCAAGACTGTTTTCCCAGTACAATGATGGATTGGAGTTTTGAATATCACCAACGATAGGGTCTCCCAACACATAGCCGCTGGTCCATTTTACATTGGTGAACGCACTATCTGCTACTCCGGTTAATACCGTTTGACCTTGATTGTGATCAATTGTTAAATTACTGATATTGACATCGGTTGGTCTATTGCCACTGGTGAATTCTGCAACTTCTTGACCGTTAGCTGTGACAAATAAAATACTGTTGTTGCCTATCTGCAGAATAGCACCGTCTCTGGTTTCGCCTTGTATCTTTGCCGTGCTAGGAATTTTTAAGTTGCTGCTGAAAAAATATGTGCCGTTGGGGATCAGCAGAGTTTTTTTGAATCTAGGATCTATGTTTCTAAACAATTCATTCAAGGCATTTTGAAAAAATGGCACACAGTCTGTGCTGCCATCCGGTATGGCTCCAAAATCCAACACACTGACATATTCATCTAATTTGGTCTGAAGTGACCTGGCAACACTTTGCGCTATAGAAGGTTCAGATTCACTGAATCTATAACTGGCTGCAAGTTCTAATATGTTATCATGCTCGGTGAGCACTTTGGTATTGCCAACATAAGGGGCACCGTCAGCCACGCTGCCGTTACCTATGAACAGTTCCTGGGAATCTACTGCCCATGCAAATTCTGCCGCGCTCAGTTGAGGAACACCGATTCCTGCATTTTTAAGGCCTCTTCTGACCTGGATTTTTGATATCTGGACAACAGCCATAGTAGTAAATTCCCGTTATAGAGTATTTATCTTCCTAGACTGTAGTATTCCTCTACCTTGTTTAACCAAGCGTCCTGCCATTTGTTGAAGTCTGCAGGCTCTAGAGTAAACTGTTGATATTCAAAAGCACGACTGCACATAAAGATAACACCCTTGCGAATATCTGTGCCGTAGACTTCATTATGTGCTAGTATATAGGCCATCAGTTGTAGATAGTAATCTTCCACCCACTCTGCTTTCTTGGGCTTGTTGGTCTGCTTGTAATCCATTACCGCAGGCTCGCCTTCGTGTATGCCCACTAGGTCAGTGGTGCCCGAGAATAGACCGGGAAAGTACAGGCTCTGTTCCATGGCCCATATTTCGTTTACCTTGCTTAGTCCGTTTTCAATAATCACATCCGCCATTTTATTGGCCTGTATGTGTACGGGATTATTTCCAGGTTGGCGTTGCATGCCGCACACAAAACGTTCTAGATTGCCGTGCATGGCTGTGCCTACACCAGCGGCTTCTGTGGTAATCTGTTGTGCCTTGGCATGTCCAATTCTATCACGCCATTCATTCAAATGGGTCATGTCTTTAGTAGCACCAAGTATAGTGGTCACCGATGGAAGGCTTTCGCCGTCCGGAGTAAGATATACTCGCTTGCGAGTAATTGGATCGTTGACCTGCTGACAGGGCTTATATTGAAATTTTTCTACAAAGGGAGGCGGTAATATATTCATAATGTATATATTACAGGAAAAACTTTAGTTTGTCAAACCTGGGGAGTTGTTTGTGAAGCTGCCAATTGTCCGGCTGCTGCCGATGCTGCTGTTTGGTCTACTGCTGCTTGGCTGTCGGCAGGAGTTTGGGTTCCGTCACCTTTTGGCTCTTCGTCCGGTGCGCCTGGTACATTTAGTT